TTAGGTTTAGTGTCTACTCTAGCTTTAGGTTTAGGGTCTACTCTAGCTTTAGGTTTAGGGTCTACTCTAGCTTTAGGTTTAGGGTCTACTCTAGCTTTAGGTTTAGGGTCTACTCTAGCTTTAGGTTTAGCTGCTCCTTTACCTACTCCAGGTGGAACCCTTCCATGTCGCTTTGGTTTAGGGTCTACTCTAGCTTTAGGTTTAGCTGCTCCTTTACCTACTCCAGGTGGAACCTTTTTACTAATAGAAGGTTTAACTACCGCTGGTTTAACTACCGCTGGTTTAACTACCTTTGGTTTAACTATTTTAGGTGTTTCAAAACTCTTTAACCATTTATTTACTGCTTTTAATGCTTTTGCTTTCCATCCCTTACCTCTAGGCAGAGCTATTGCAGGTTTTACTTTAGTCTTTGGTTTAGGTTTTGGTTTATCATCAGCAGGGGCTTTTCCTTCAGGCCATGTATAACTTTTAACCCTTCCTCCCCTTCCTGTTTGTGTTCTTTGACCTGTTCGTATTGGGTCAGTAGCAGTAGAAAACTTAGTCTTACCTCTTTTAACCTTACCGCCTTTTTTCTCCCATTCTTTCTTTAATTGTGCTTCTTCTGCGATACGTTCTGCTCTAGTCTTTGACATAATCCTTCTCCTTATGAATCGTAGTGGCGTGAGACTTCAGTATTACCATCCCAACCCTTACTGGAGGAACGATTAATCTTACCACGCTTCTTAGCTTTGCTACCCCACTTACCGTAGGACTCATTACTACTAGCTACTAACTGCTTCTTAGTTCGCTTCTTCTTTACACGCATTGAGATGGACTCATGCTTACGATCATCAGAGCCCTGTTCTTTCTTCTTTTTCTTTTTAACCTGACCACCCTTCTTTAAACCTAATTTTTCCCTCAATACAGGGTCCATCTGATCAACTGGAGTCATATAAGGTTCTAGAGGTGCTCTATAAGATCTGGGTTTCGTAATTCGTGCTCTATCTGCTCCTCGTGTAATTCGTTCTCTTATATCTTTCTTTGGTATAACAGGTGCTCTATCTGCTCCTCGTGTAATTCGTTCTCTTATATCTTTCTTTGGTATAACAGGTGCTCTATCTGCTCCTCGTGTAATTGGTTCTCTTGTTTCTCTCTTTGGTTTAGGATTCGTCATACTTTCTATAAATTTTACTAACTCTGGAGATAGATCTTTAAATTTAATTTTATTTGTCCCAATATCTTTAAATTTAACTTTATTTTTTCCAAGGTCTTTAAATTTAACTCCTTTAACCTGTTTACCCTTCTTCATATGTTTAACACGTTCCATTTCAGACATCGTACCAGCACGAGCTTCTTCAGCAGGATATAGACCTTGGTGTGACATACCGACTTTACCACCACCAGCTTTCTTTTTAGCAGCAGCTTTCTTTTTAGCAGCAGCTTTTCTCATCCCCTCTGCTATAGCTTCTCCTCTTGACCACTTTTTATCCAAGTGTGCAGTAAATTCAGGACTATCAATATGATCTGTACCTGTTTGTTTACTCCAATCTCTACCAGATGGACGTTTCGGTGTCTTTTTAGCAGCCCCAGGAACTTTACCTGTAATTGCTGACTCAGCATGTTCCATTTTTAAATCATCAAGAAACTTATTTAGTGCTTTAAGAGCCTGTGATTTTTTTCCTACTGGCTTAGTCATTTTAATTCCCCTCTCTTGTATAAGTAGTATTATGATCTATGGGGAAACTTTCACCCTGTGGGTAGTCATAATCACAAATTGCATAAATAGGACCGTGAACGGCTGGACCCTTCTTAGCAGCCCCAAATCCCTGGCCTGTTGGTTTAGCCACAGGTAGTTTTGAATCTTTATATAGTGCTTCTTTAGTAGCCATTAGCTTTTCCTCCCCTTTTTAGACATTGCAGCCATTTTCTTTTTACCATACTTTTTGCGTCCAATCCAGGCTGCTAATGCTTTAGGATTTTTAACACCTTTATTTTTTAACTTTGAACTTAATTTTTTAAATCTACCACCTGAACCAAGTTTAGCTTTCTTTTTGCCAGGTCTTTTAATTTCCATACCAATATTAGCTCTACTAATAGCCATTAGGTTGATCCTCTAATCAGTGTATCAGGTCCACCAGCAGGGCTGGCATTAACAGCCATATCATCCTGTCTAGTCCTACGTGCCTGATTACGTAGTGCATTAATGTGATACTGATACTGTGTTTCCCACAATTGGGTAGCAGTTGAGTCTTTCATAAATAAAGATGCCTCTACCATACATGCAGTAAATAGAGAATCATAACAAAAATCTGTAAAGTAATTAGAAGTAGTTCCTGTAGAGGTAAGCGTAGTTGGCCTCACCACAGCCATAAATTCTCCATCATATGTAGAAGCTGGTGTAGGAGCAATTCGTATCTCAGTATTACCTCTATATGCATAATAAATCGGAGCACTCGTACTGGCACTTACAGGCCAGAAATCATTAACATATTCTATAGTACGCAATAACATATTCTTCCTTGACCCATCTTGAGTCATGGAGAAATTCCTAACGATACGACTACCACTAGGAATGGTAACAATAGCTGTGCCTGATGGGATCGCTATGGATGTATATACATTTAGACCATGATCATCTAAGTCAGTAGTTAGTTTATTTTCTGCCTTATTAACAATCTTTGGGAGTTGTGTCGCAAATTCTGTTGAGTCATTCTCTGTTGTATTTTTTACATCTGTGATCAAGTAATCATAATCAGGCATGATTAACCATAATAAATCATAACAGTAGAATGAGATGTAGGAGCAGATACCATAATCTTACCTAAGAATTTTACACCCTGCTCACCAAAATAAGTATCACGATTACCAGCAAACTTAATACGAGTCAAAGTCTTTTCAGTATTAACCGAAGTAAAAGTATCTGTGATATTACAAGTTCCAGTAACAGCAGCCGTAATACCAATAAGACGAGTACCTACTGCAATAACATCTCCCATTCCACCTGTAGCTGTAGTTGGAACAGTTGAGGTAGAATAATCTATAGGTTGTCCACTTCCAGTAACTGTTGCAGTCTTAATATTTGTAGCCATATTCTTCCCTTCAATCTAAGAAAGAGTAGAAGAGAGTTTTTACACTCTCTCCTATTCCTTTGGTATTAGCTACCTGCACTACCGAAATAACCACGCCAGTCAGAAAACCCAAAGCTATAACGCTCACGAGCCTTGAAGCGAAGGTTGCCAGTATCAAAATCAGGTTCCATCTTAGTTTGAAGCGGAACACGATTAAACATCTTGGCACCATTTGGTACATCAGTTTTAATGAAGTAGTCATTAGTGTTTGTAAACCTACGATTCACAAAGAACCCACCAGGAATCATACCCATATGACGAACAGCATTAATACTATTCTGAGCATAATTTCCATCACCAGTTCCACCAGCCGTAGTCGTACCAGGCGAGTGCAGAATTTGATCTGCCGTAGCCCAGAGATCAGGTGGGATATGAAGTGATTCAGCCGAAGCACCAATCAGAATATTCCGATCATCTTTGATCTTCTGGATACTCGTCAAGGCAGTTTCCAAAGCAGCTTCCGAAAGATCCGAAGCAGCCATTAGATTAGACTGATTTACCCCTGAAACCGTTGGGTGTGATGCACTAATAAACGCTACACCATCTCCACCAACCCAAGCAGCAGCAGTACTGAATCCATTATTAAAGACATCAGCACCCTTTACTTGTTTGGTATTTGCCATTGCACGAGCAAGACCACGAGCACGAAGTTTGGAGAACGTATCATAAAGATTGTCTTCCATAGCTTCTTCCGTGATTGCAAATGCGAGAGCAACCGTTTCGTTGGTGTAACGAGAAACGTAAGTTTCTTGTGCGGTATCGTAGCTGACTGCCGAACCTTCACCCTTTACAGGTGCAGTTCCGAAGCCAGTGAACATTACCTCTTCCTCGAAAGCACGATCAGAATTTTCACTTTCGTAAAGCGGTTCTAGTTCATTATTAACCTCCCCGTACTCAAGACCGAATACGGCATTAAGACCAGGAAGGAGTTCTTTGGCAATACTAGCTCTTGAAATAGCCATTTTCTATCCTCCCTTATTAAATTGGGCCAACAACACTAGCCGCTACATCAAACATATTCATTTCACTACGCAGTATTTTAACTGCCATAATAGGAAATGCGTTGTCTGCTGCAATAGCAATGTCGTTCCCAGGTACGTCTTTAACGCCAACGGCCTTTACTTGGGCAGTTGTCGCTACTCTAGTAGCAGCCTTCAATCCAAAACCAGAAATACCAGTAGCGGTACTTCCACTTCCAAGTGTAAGGTCAAAATTAAGATAGATATCTCCTGCCGTACATGAAGCATCTGCTCCAATATAGTACGTCATATCAGGATCTACCATTACCATTGCTTCAATATTACTAGCTGAAGTATTTGCTGGCCAATATTTCTTCCATGTTGGCACACCATCAGCTTCATAATATACACCTTGGAATACACCAACAGCGTAATCAGCAGCAGCACTTACTGGCTCAATATTTCCCAAGCTCACTTTTACAAGATCACCTGTAAACATATTACGGGCATCAGCAGATGCAATTGGCAACTTTTTGACACCAGTACTATTAGCACCAGAACCATATACACGTGCAGGATGAAGACCAGTTAGGGCTTTAGTATCCATTTAGTCTCTCCTTTACATAATCAAACCAAAAGACTTAGTCCTGAAATCTAGGACTCTTTCCTTTAGTCACGGTTGATTTACTATTATTAAAAATGGGCATTCTAGAATCAGAACTGTTCATTAATTGGCTGTTAACAGCATTCATTAAATCATCAGCCTTCTTTTCGAAATACTCCTTTCTCGCTATTGCACGACCTTCAGGCATTTTAGCAAGAGCTACATCACCCCTAACAACTGTACCTGCATAGCGACCTCCCTCTTTC